TGCCTGCATTTAAGCAGACGCCAACCCCACCCGGTTACCCGGGATTTTATGGCGCCTGCGGTTCTCCTGGAAAGCCCAGGAGCGCCTGGTGGGTTATTGCCCACCACAATCCGTCCGAGTTCCTCCCTCCTCGCCTAGTGGCTTGTCAACTCATGTGGGTCGCGACTCCACACGACGTGCCACCCGCTTAAGGGCAGGTACTAACCTGGAACTACATCATCAACAATGGCAGAGCTGTTCGAGCTATCTTGCTGACACCAGCCGTGATCAAACCACGAGCTGTATACCTACCAGCAGAAGCCAGATCAGAGGCTACCCCGCCCACAAGGCCATTAAATGCAGAGCTAACTGTCTCCGTCAGGTTGTTCCACCAATTAGGGTGGGCCTGGTGGAGAGCAGCAGCCTGCGCCTCATGGTTCTGTGGTGGGCGTGGCGTAGACGTAGATGGAATACCTAGTGACGACACGGGAGTCCACTCCATAATAACGGTCAGTCGAATGGAGAGTGCAGTAGCAGCAGGATACCCCTTGTACACCAGCATGATGCCGTTAACAGGAGAAGTATTTGTTGCTGCTGCACCCACCACCTGGTTGGAATAGAGTGCGTCACCAGGACTAGGGAACCACTTAGCCTCATAAGTGCGTTTGGCCAAAACTGACCTTTGATTGCACAATTGCATGGCATTGTCTGCAGTGTAACTACTGGCAAGTTGAAAAGTGTTGCTAGGGATAACAGCAACACCGATCTCACCAGTAATATTATTAGTGGACACTGCAGAGGGAATGACAGTCATGCAAGCGGCAACAGCACGGACCTGAGACGCATTCGTTCCTAAGAACGCCTGGCCAGGCCCATTAGACGACACTATTGGGGTTGCTGTTCCGGAAGTTGATGCTGAGAAAGACCAGATGGTCTCATTCCCGGGGAACAACACAAACACCCCCGCAGTCGCACCAGCAGCCGTATTGATAGTGGCATCGAAATCAAACCGAGTAATGTACCCAGCGTCGCCCCCATAAGGAGAGACAAGGGGTCCATTGCACGGATCAACCAGAGAATGCTGGTACGCGGTGAGGGCGGTGGTCCGGGGAACCCTGCTCTTGACAGGTTTCTTAGACTTATTCTTGCGCTTGTTGGCGATGCGTTGGACCATATCGAACTTGTGCAGTTTAATTCAGTTGCGTGCTTCGTACTCTAAGGTGACGATCTTCTTGCGTGGATATCTTCAGTAGCGCTTCAGTGGGTTCAATCCTTGCGCCCCTCAGTTGCTCCTCCCACGCTATCTGCTGGTCAGGCAAGACGCCAAACGCGAGCCAGAAGCTAGCTCTACAGACCGCCTCGTTCACATTAGGCAAAGAGGCGTGCGTACTCCCTGTGCAATTAAAGAAGTCTCCAGGCCTCTCATCAATGAGCCGCTGCACAACGGCATCAACGGGGCCCAGCATGCTCCGATACAACGCATCCACAACGGGGATTCCTCTGTTCAGCGCAAGCCCGCACACTCCAATGGCGGACCGCTGCTGATCCAATGTGGCCCACTGCTTGTCAATATGAAGAGTGTCCTGATGGAGAGCCTTGTGTATGTTCCTGATCATAACATAACCATTGCCGGTGTCAACAGGGTGGCACTGGCAAAACTCAACATGCTCAACAACATACACAGGTCGTTCAATCTCCATCTCAAACCCATACTGCAAGTGGTGGTCCACCAGTCCGGCGACAAGCGCCGCATGTTTCCTCTCAACAAACACGCCACAATCATCACCGTCATCAATAAATCGATACTTTATGCCCAAGTCTTCAAGAAACAAATAGCACAGCAAGGACATTATGATGACGTTGCCAAGGGCAGTGTTGTTGTCACCAGACATGCGACACCCATCAACCTCAAACCGGACATACCCCTCCTTCGTGTTGCCATACCCAATATTTCGGAGCTGCCAGCTAAGGAGCTTTTGCAAGTATGGGTCTCCACAGTATGCTGCGAGATAAACAGCATGCTCGAACCTTAATGCGTCTGCGCTAACATGCTGATCAAACCTGGATGCATCAAACCCCACAAAGCAGGGCTCAACGAACTCACTCCAGTAACCGGCTATGACAGCGCCCCGCTTAACGGGATTATCGCATTTCAAGACTACATGATGGCCAAAGAGCTTATCAATCTGCTTGTAAACACGCTTCTCAATGGCTTTGATATAGCGACCCAACTCCAGCAGATACGGGGCCTTCCTCGGTTGAATGAGCCTAGTGCAGGGATTAGCCTTAGCACTGGCATTGTAACACTCAGCCTTTATAAACACACCAGTGTACCCGTCCCTGCGTTGCAGGCCGCGGTCTTGAACCGCACGCGCAGCGGCAGTGTAACGCGCCTTCTTCGCTCCGCTGTAGGTAGCAATAAACTGCTCCCTAGTCCACGGAACGGCAGAGGTGCGCACCTGTTTCCCAAGTCTGCGCGCAAGATACATGATGCGCTGGAACGCACCCGGGGTAGGTTTAGGGCAGTCCTTAAACCCACCACTTCCATCCTTGACATAATACAGCCGCTCCATAAGGCCGCGCCACAGGTTGGCTAAGCTGTTATTATACACAATGATGTTGGCTTGCAAACTCAGCCGTGCACCAAGTGTGTATCCAGAAATCTGGCGTGTGGAGCATACCCAAGACGTCCGCACCAATCGGGCCAGGGGATGAGTGAGATTGGAATGGGTCTCACTGCCCTGGCCAAACGTCGGGCACCATCAACCGTCAAGGCGAGAGGGTTTGTAGGGGAACCCAGGCGGTCCAGTGGACAGCCCAGGGGGGCCTGACAAGGCATACGCTGCAGCGTTGGCGACCTCCTGGTCAGCATTACGGAGGAAGGTATAATTTATGGCCAGGGGCAAAGCTCTGGCTCTGAGACTCTTCTGATAACTCTTCTCCTTCCATACCCTGCTGAACCATTGCGCCACCATGAGCCTGTTGGCTTCAGTGTCCGCAGGCAAGCAATGCTCTGTTCGGGCACGATGTGCCCACTTGGTAGCGAACGCATGCACATCATTCCGAACCTCATCATGAGGTTTATCTGCAATGCTAGCATCCTCTACCAAGGCACCCAAATCATCAGGCAGAACAGCAGCATGCAACTGCCTCCACCGCGCGGCCTGCCTCTCCTTAAACTGCTGCAGCCTAGTGACAAGTGATACCTGCCAGGACAGCAGCAGCGTTCCAGTCCACCAATCCTTCATGGTGACACCCCGTGGCCAATACACCCAGGCCACGCACCCAGCGAGGCCAATAAGAACACAAGCTAGTAGCGCAACACACACCCACACGAATGGAGTTATGCGCCACGCAAGCCACGTAGTGAGGGGCATCCCACTGTAAGCAAATGCATTGACGCAACGTCCTCCCGCACAATACCAGAATGCATAAGGCCGAGTATCAACCAACCATTGCGCTGGCACCCACCCCTTGAACGCACTAAGCGCGGCTGGTGGGAGCAGCTCTGGCAAGCGCGGAATTACCGGAAGATGGTGAGTCGTGTGGACTTCAGGAAGTCTTGGCCAAATCCCCCAAACTATGAGGGCAACATAGGCAACACACTGGGCCCATCCAATCGCAGACATAGCAAAGCGCGCGCCCACAACACCGACTCCGAGGAGCGACCCCAGACAGGTGTGGACGCGATCCATACCAATAGCGACAAACCTGAGTGTGGACA